CATAACCAGCCGGGGCCGCTGCAAGCTGGGCCATCGTTTGCGCATCGCCGCTATTTAGGTCGCCAATGTCGCTAGGCTCTCCCTCAGACATCCCGCCTTGCATATTGCCCATGTTAAGCAATTCGATTTGTTGCGCTTGCCCCGCTGGGCTGGTGTCAACGGCTGGTGTCCATTGGATGTCGCGCATAGACCCGCTTGAAGGCTGCGCTTCAAATGTCGGCCCGTCAGTTATCGTTATCTCATAACTTCCAGCTTGCGCCTCTGTCGTTAATTGCGGCCCAATCTTTTGTTCGTTTTCGGCATTGGTGGCTGCAACGAAAGCAAGGTCGGACAGCGAGACATCGGCAACAGTTTCACGCTTGAACGATGCAGCCTCTTGCGCAGTTTCCGTTTGAAAGAATTGCAAGTTCGCATCCGCCTTTTGGATGGCCGCGATAAAAGTTTGTGAAGAGGCATCGTCAACCTTTGTTGGGTCTAATGCAGCATCCATGTCAATTCGCTCTCTGCGGGCCTCTGGCGAGGCGTTTTCGGCCTGATATTTGTCCTGACCGCCGCCCTGCGTCCCGCTGGCCTTTGCATCCGCCTGTTTTTCAACTTGGCCGCCATCAGAAACGGCAGCGGGGCCATTTTCTGTGCTTCCAGCTTCATCGCCTTTGGATTGCTGCAAATCTGATTGCTCAACAGCATCTGCATCGGCGGCAAGTGCGGCTAATTCGTCAGGCGAAAGCCTTTCTGCCTCGACATCAGTTTCGGTTTCCTGCTCGGCCTCTGCAATAACTTCGGCCTCGGTTTCAGGCTCGGCAACTTCCTCAACCGCTATTTCCTCGACAATTTCAGCTTCGACAGCCTGTTCGACTTCTGGTTCTGGCTCTTGAACGACTTCTGGCTGCGTTTGTTCCACAACAGGCTCTTCGGCGGCCTCAATAGGGCTGTCGACGATAGAAGGCGCCGCATCCACAGGCGTAAACGGCATTTCCGGCTGCGGTTCTGGTTCTGGCGGTGAGCCAAGCGAGACATAGGATGTGTTGTCTAGAAGGTTCACATCCTGCCCATAAAACAAGCTAATGCTGTCAGCCATCGTCGGCCCTGTCAGGCCAGCCGAAACGATATGGTATTGGTTATTCACATCGGCATAATTCAACTGGATTTTGCCATCAGGGAACAAAGCAATCTCAAATGTGTTGGTTAAGTTCGTCCCATATTCAAACGTATTATACCAACCAAAGACTGCCTCATCGGCATTGGTGCGGAAATATGCATTGCCGCCACTAATCAGGTCAGACCAGTTGGCATAAATCGCGTTGCGCGGCGCTTGTGCGATTGGCATCCCGTTGCAGCAAAGATGACCGATATTGGCAAACGACACAAACCCGTTGGTCGAGACATAGGCGCTGGTGAAAGTCTGTCCAAAATACTCAAACGGAAAACCTAGTTCGACCAGGCGGGTGCTATCATCGCCGCCATTCAGCGGGGTCATCGTTTGCGGGGAGCCGATAATTTGGCCGGGGATGGGGACAGGGCTATAATCCTGCGCCAGACCGGGCCAAGCAATCAGCGCCGCGAGGATAACTTGGGCTTGTTTTCTTCCCATGCCGCTGTCGCCTCTTTACCAATCTTGCCGTTGAACGGGCAGGGTGTGCCAGCCATTTTCATTGCATCAAAAACCCGCTCATCCTGACAAAGCAGCGACACAGCGGCAACGCGCATTCCCATATCATAAAGCGTCTTGGACAGCTTCAAGGCTTCGCAGTTCTTGTCCCTAATGGTCTTGCCAGCCGAGATGCCCAAAATCTGCGTCTGGACAGCGCCAGAAACGCCAGTGGTGCAAAGGTCTTGGCTATAGGACATCATGCTTGGCGCAATCGCGCTGGGCGGGGGAGACTTGATATTCTGGTCGATAACCTGTCGGTTTACGCTCTCGCTGTAGCTAGTCGATTTGCTGTCATTGACGTTGACGTTGCTGTTTTGGTTGACGTTGCGATTATCCGAAACGCTCTGATTGATGTTCGTATTTTCCGAAACCGAGCGACTTTCATTGACGTTGACCGAGCGACTATCATTGATGTTGGTGTTGACGTTCTCAGAAGTCGAAACGCTGTTGTTTTGATTGATGTTCGTGTTGGTCGATGTGCTGACCATCCGGCTATCGTTGATGTTCGTGTTTTCGCTGGTCGAGATGTTCGTGTTCACCGAAGTCGAATTGTTGATGTTGGTGTTTAGGTTTTCGCTGCTTGAAACGCTTGTCGAGATATTGCGATTTAAGTTTTCGCTGGTCGATGTGTTCACGTTGGTATTCGCGGATGTCGAGATATTCGTGTTCAGGTTGGTGTTGTTTGATGTGCTGGTCACCGCGCTGCTAACAGTCTGATTGATGGTGCTGGTAGAGACATCGGTGTTGAAATTGTTGTTGGTTGCCGTGCTGGTCGACGAATTCTGATTGATGTTCGTCGCCGTGCCAGACTGCACATTGTTGTTCGTGTTGACGCTTGTCGATGTGCTGGTTGACGTATTTACGTTGTTGTTCGTGTTCGTCGATGTCGCCGTGCTGGTCGATGTCGAAACGTTGTTGTTGTTGTTCGTGTTCGTGCTGGTTGCAGTGCTGGTGGACGTATTGGTCGCGGTCGAATTCGTCGTCGTGTCATAGACATAGCTTGTCGATTGCGCAGCAACGAGCGAAGGAACGGAAACGAGGCAAAGCAAGGCAAGGCGGATTTTCATGCAACACCATTTCGCTGCTATCCGGCAACAAGCCCCTTTTAAGCCCTATCCTCTTTTTTGTCCAACTTCTTAAAGATGACGCCAAGGGTCGAATTCACCCCAGCCAGACCCTCGCGCAGTTCAGCCTTTATGTCGCGGACATCCTCGCGGTAATCATCCTTGATGACGTATTTATCAGGCAAATTGCGGACATCACCATCCAGCCTATCAATGGCCTGATAGATGCGGTTAAGCGTCCACCCACCAAAGAAGGCTGCGACAGTGACAGCCAGATTGAACAATTCCTGATAGTCCATCACTCAGGTTCATTCGGCCATGTGATATTGAACGGGTCAGCCTGATTGGTGATGTCGCGCAAGGCTTGGCGATAGGTTGCCCAATCAGCTTTTTGCGCTGTTGTTAGCGGCGCGTCAGGAAGTTGCGTCCAATCGGATTTGGACAATTTCATGCCGCGCAAGCTGCGAACAGTCCGCCATTGGGCAGTAATTCTTTCGGCAATTTCTTCTGCACTGGCGTTGGAAACAACCCAATTTTGCACCCAATTCGAGCCACTTTTAACAGGCTGGCCTTCGGTCACATTCTTGGTGTGGTCAACTTCTGGATAATCAGATGGATGAACAACGACATATTCTTCGGGCGGGACAAAATCCACGGCAAAGCTGACGTTTGGATAGCGCAGCCGGATGTCGCCTTCATAAAGCGGATGTTCCGCAACCTGTCCGTTTTCAATTCGTGCATAACTCATGGTATGATTGCCCCTGTCCAAGTGATTGTGCCATTATTCCAGTTGCCAGCGGTATAAGGATAATCGTTAAGCGTTCCTTCGCTTGACCAAGATGTGTTGCCCAAGCCAAAATTCACACCCACGGCTGATGCAGTTCCAACAGCATAGGTATAAATTCCGTAGGTTCCAGTTAAAGAGCCATCTCCCGGCAATTTCGCCACCACTACGTTTGAAGCACATTGCATTTTGATATAAATGCAATCGTTAGCGCCGACAACAAGACCATATCCAGCATCACCAGCCGCAGTCCCGAAACTTCTTTGCCAAAGCAGCGTTCCATTCGGGTCAAATTTATAGATGATTGCGTTTCCACTCAATGTGGCAATAGCAATGACGTTTCCGCCACTATCAATAGCTACATTTGTGACTTGACCGCTGTTATAGCGGCGCTGCCATGAAAACCCAGTTAGGGTTGAGTTTGTTTTGCCAATATACGCTTGATTAGAGGCTCTTCCAGCTATGACGATGGAATTGTCTGACGCGACAGCAAGCGAGTTAATGCTCTGTAAACTTTGCACCCATTTTTGTGACACAACCGCGCCAGTTGTCGGATTGAACACAACAATTGTGCTGGCATCACCGCCAATGAAGGAATAACCAGCCGCGACGACATTGCCATTCGGCATAACCGCAACATCACCAAACGCGCCATTAAATTCAGACGGCCAAACAACAGACCAACCCATGCTGCCGCCATTAATGCGCGCCACCCAAGGTCTTGAAACACCACTTGGCGCATCTTCGATGAATTCCAGCCATTCACCACAAAGATAGACAACGCCGCTGTAAATCCCAGCGCCAGACGTTGAATAAATTCCATACCCCAACAGGCCGCCAGAAACGTTTATATTTCCAGAAGTTCCGCGCTGATAATGACCACGATAAGTTTGATTTGCTGAAAAATCTGTGCCGTAAAGAGGCGTGAAAAGATTGTCATTCCATCCAGTTGCATGGCAGGTCTGACTGCCGCGCATATCGCAAGCGCGACCAACATAAAATTGACCGCTGCCGCCAAAATTCTTTGTTCCTTGCTGGATGCCAAGGCTGCTTAACTTGGTCATAAAGCTGGCGGCGCTGGATGTGACGCGACCCGTGAAATGGATATTTGTTTTCGTGTCATCAATCGCCATCTTGCCAGCATCGCAAGTGCAAGTGGCGTTAGGCGCGGCAATCCAAAAGACATCGCTTTCGGACTGCCCCATAAGGATGCGTTCAAACATTTATTTGCTGTCCTTCATCATCTGGACGCCGCGCCACGTTGTGCCGCCATCGTCAGTGATAAAGCCAAGAACATCAACCCCAGATGCGACTAGGGTCGGCGCTGTGCCGCCCGGCCATTTCGTGTTGGTGAACCAAGTCTGAGTTCCAGTGCCGCCGTTGGTCAGTTCGAGGATGAACGTAAAAGCGCCAGATGCAGGGACGTTAGTGGCTGTCCAAGACAATGCGCCAGATGCCGTCTTGATGAAATAATTCCCCGTGCTGCAATCAACGGCAGCCGCAGCAACTGTCACCACCCCAGACCGCGCAGCGTTAATCAGCGGGCCTGTCAGCGTCTTATTCGTCAGTTCCTGCGTGTCGGTTGTGCCGACAACAGTTCCTGTCGGAGCTGTCTTTGTTGCCCATGTGGCAAGGTCTGTATCATAACCCTGCACAGTCACGCCAATGTCGGATGTGGTAAGGAAGCCAGTGGACGGGTTATAGGCAATGACCCATGCGCTGCCTGTGTAAGCCTTCATCACATTGGATGTCGTGTTCCAATAGAGCGTTCCAGCGGTCAGTGGGTCGCCATCATTGTTGACTGATGGGTCGCTGGATTTTGGCCCCAAATATCTATCATCGAAATAATCCCAAGCCGCATTCGCGGACGTTGCCGCATTGCTTGCAGTCGTGGCAGCGGATGAGGCTGTTGAAGCTGCGCTTGTGGCCGTGCTGGCGGCAGATGAGGCGGTTGCTGCGTCAGTATCGGCAGCGGCGGCTATGCCATCCAGATATGATGCCTGTGCGTTCGCCTCAGTGGCAAAATCAGGAAGCGCCGCGACAAACGCATCAGCCTCAATGGCGAAATTCGTCGGGTCAGTTGACCGGGACGGGGGTGTCGGCAACGGGGTGATGGTTGGTGCGGGCATTAGACCAGTCCTTCAACTTCAATCGAGCAATCCGAAATGCTCGGTGTGGATATAACAATATTGAACGATTTATAGAACCCATAGACGACAGTTTCGGTTTTATCTTCCTCGCCGATGAAAACTGTCGGTGTGGTGCGGATGTCAGCCAGCAACCTTTGGACAGCCGCCACGCGATTTGTCTCGACTGTCACATCATAATCGGCGCGCTTGCTGAAAGCCCGCTCTTGAATGATGACGTTGCCAAAATCGTCCGTTGTCTTGATGGAATAATCTTGGATGGAAACGCTTGTGCCGAAATTCGCAACGCCAAGGTTCGCCTGTCGGCCAATGACCATTTCTCCGCATTTAGCAGTCGCTGCCCCCGCATCAATCGTGGCAGTGATGGTTGCGTTGAAATAGCTTGGCAAATCCGTGAAAACGACATCGGTCAGCGGATAGATGCTCTCAAAGAAATAGGCATACCAATCGGTTATCAGCGTGTTGTCCTGCAACGTCTTGGTTTCGTTATAAACTTCGCCCTCTGTGGGGTCATTCACTGTTACGTTGATGGTGTTGCCAGAAAGGCCAAAAAAGGCCGCTGCGTTGATGACTTGACCAGGGTCAACAGTCACAACAATCGTCCCTGTGCGGGTGGTTTGTGTGCTAATGACGTTATCAAACATCTTATAGCGGCCAATTGCGCCAATCGTTTTCCACGTTGGCGGTGTCGCAATAATTCCCGCAGTTGGGCTATCCGCGGTGCTTGGGCTGGCAATCACTTCATAAAGCGTAGTTCCGACATAACGCTGCGTTCCTGTCGTGTAGGTTCCAGCCGTCCATGCGGTTTCAGTAATCGTGACGTTCGATGCAGTCAGATTTGCTGACGTTATCGGCAGTGGCGTGACAATCCTCATGCGGCCCAATCCCTAACTTCTGGCACACCATCACCATCCCAACGCAGCAATTGGTCGGCTGTCTTGCCCGTGTTCTTTGCGATTGCGTAAAGGCTGGCCTTCATCTCAGTGCGCATATTGGCAATCTGGGTTGCAACATTCAGGCCACCAGACAAGATTTCCGCCGTTTGTGCTGCGTTATAGATGCGCGATGCACCAGTTGCCTCAAGTTCCGGCCCATTCTCGCCAACAATGCGCAGACCGCCGCCAAACGTGCCGCCGTCTGCAAATGGCTTGATTTCAGCTTGAGCGTTGGCAACATTTCCACCCCCCGCACCCCCTGCGGCGACAGCGGCAGCGGCAGCGGTGGCGGCGGCACTTGTGGCAGCGTTTGTGGCATATGTGATGGTTTGTTGCACCCAATCAGCCATGTTGTCGTTCGCAGCGGCGACATCTGCCGCAAACTTAAGCTGCGTGTCAGCAATGGTTCTGTTCTGCTCGGCAAGGGCTGCGCTCAGTCCCTTGATGGCATCAGCAACAGATAGGGTGCTTTCATTCAGCGTCATAAGGCCATCGACAGACTTATTCAGGGCATCAAGCTGGCTCTGCGCATATTCTTCCATCGTTTTTGTCTGCACGATGGCAAGGTCAACCGCTTTCATCACGTTCTGGATTTCGCGGTTATATTCTTCAGGCGTCAGGAATTGCTTGGCTGCGTCCAAATAACGCTGAGAAACGCCAACAAGCTGCGCAATGGCCTCTTCATTGCCAGCGATTGCAGCCTTCGAGATTTCCTCAAACTTGGCGCGAGATTGCTTATAGATTTCCTCTGCCGTCATTAACTGCTCGGCCAATGACAATCGGAAACTTTCAAGGTTTGCTGTCAGGCTCTGGAACCGCTCAAGCGTGGTCATGATGGCCGCACTTTCGCGGTCATAGGCCGAAATCAGTGCATCGCGGGCGCTATTCGTCTTTTCGATGGCAGCGCGATTGGCTTCCTCAATCGTTTTCAGCCGCTCTTGCTGATAATATTTCTCAAGCGTTGCCCACTCTTCTGATGTCGCGCCAGCCTCGCGGAATGTCGCAATCAATGCAGCGAAACGCTTGTCCAAGCCTTCCAGCGCAGCGCCAACAGGGTCAACATTGGCCTTCATAGCCTTAAAGACGTTCTCGAAGTCCACAGCCTTCGCAAGCCTGTCCTCGACATCGCCAAAGCCTTTAAGCAGACGCTCTGTGCCAGCCCGAAGGCCGCCAAAGATGCCATCACGAATGGCCTTGTCGATAGTGAACGAAATTGCCTCCGCCTCAGAGGCAAATGACATCGTGCCGCTGCCCTTGGTGCGGCCAAGGCCCATAAGGTCAACGACAAACTTGTCTTTGCGCTGGCCGATAGAGATGTTGATGGCGTTCGTGATTTCAGCGCCAAGGGCGTTTGCAGCATTATTCAGGCCGCCAATGACTGCCCCAGCCAGCGTGTTTGCCGTCTGTTTGAATTGCGCGTTATTGCCAACAAGCCCAGCGACATCCAGCTTGCCAGCCTCGGCGGCAATGGTTGCTGATGCTGATTTGGTTTTCTTAAGAAGCCCGCCAATAACGCCACCAAGGATGCCACCAGCGATTGCGCCAAGCGGGCCGCCAAATTTACCCAATGCGGCAATTGACTTGCCCGCAGCCCCACCAAGAGCGCCGCCGATAGCCCCACCCGTTGCGCTGCCGCCTGTCATTTGCGCCGCTGCACCACCAACGCCAATGAAACCGCCAATTTCCTTAAGATTTGTGCCAAATCCGCCGAGGATGCCGTCAATGCTTCCCTTGATGCTGTCAAACACTTTGCCGACTTGCGCCATAGCTTCGGGGAAATTCTTGGTCATAACGTCTGACAGCTTACGCAGACCAGTTCCGAAGCTGCCGCCGATAACATCAGCAATCATGTTTGCGCCGTCCTGCGCTCTTTTGATTTGCTGGTCTAGTTCTTGTTGCCGAAGGGCCGCAGCGCCAGCTTCCTTGTTGGCAATTTCCTTCATAATTTCTTCAATGTCTTTTGCGCCCTGCTTGGCAAAGTCAGAGGCAAAGGATTGGCCGAATTTGATGGTGTCCATGTTAAGGTCACCCATGACCTTAGCCATTTCCTCGGCGAATTTCTCGCCAGCCGATTTGCCAGCCTTGCCAGCGGCATCCTTGGCTTTCTTTTCCGTGCGCTCATCAATGATAGCGCCAGCTTCTTTGGATAGGCGCTCTTGGGCTGCGCCAATGATGTTTTGCCCAATGGTGTCGCCAATGCCGCCAATCGTCGCCTTAGCCTGTCCAGTTGCCTTTTGGATTTCGCCAACAAATGCGCCAGCCGCCTTGCTTGCAGCGCCAGCATATTGGTTCTGGATTTCAGGAATGTCCACCTGAGTAAGAAGGCCAATCGTCGGCATCTTAAGTGCGGCAAGCATACTGTTTGCACCACTAATAAGCTTGTTGATTAGCGTAATTGTGCCATTGATGCCCTTTTCAACAGCCCTAATCATGAAATTCATGGCGCTGATAGCAAGGTCGCCAAACGCAGCGGGAAGCAACTTCCACGTTTTGATGATGCCATTATAACTGCCGACAAACAGCCCATAAAGGCCAGCCGAGACATCCCCAGCAACATCAAGCAAGTTGCGGAATAAGTCGGTAAAGAACCCGCCAATGGCAGAGAAAACCTTGCCCAAATTCAGGCCATCAGAGATGGTTTTCCAAACGCCCTTGACCGCATCCATCGCAGTGATGCTGACAGGGCCAAGTTTTTTCATCTCATCAGCGGTCAGGCCGAGATTGTTCGCATAGTCTTTCAGCTTTCCGCCTTTGTCGACTTCCTTGCTAAAGTCTTTGAATGCGACATAAACAACGCCAACGGCAGCGGCCAAAGCCAAGAAATAAGGATTAAGGGCAAGCGCCGCAGTTGCAGTCGCCGCCATTTTTACAACTTCCTTGGCAAATCCAGCAACGCCCATGCCAGCCTGTTGCATGATGCCGCCGATTTGCGTTCCTTGCTGGATAAGAACAGTCATTGGCTTCTGGCCTGATGCCAAACCGACAAACATATCCTGCAACTGGAATGTCAAGTTCTGCACATGATGGCTTGCTAGTTTGGATGACCCGCCCATGCCAGTAAGGCCAGTTGTCGGGGAACCCATCGCCCTCGATGCGTTGCGCTCCGCCACAAGCAATTGTGCGCCCATGCTGCGGATTTCGTTTGCCAGTTCCTGCGTTGGCGCTCTCGCAGCCGCCATGCGGATTTCAAGCGCCTTTAGCTGCAATGACGATTTGCCAACGCTCTCAATCTCATATTGAAGCTGGTTCATGTATTTCACAGCATCAATCGTCGGTTTGTGGCTAGTGGCAACAGCGGCAGCAAGACGATTGTTAGAAGCGGCAAGGCGGTCAACGGCGCTGGAAGTGCTGCCAGCCGTGGTTGCCATAGACGTAAGGTCGGCCTCGGCCTTCTTTACGTCCCGACTATCAACGGAAATGCGCAAACTAGCTAGGTCAACCACGGCGCGTCCTTATGTGCTGCGATTGCGCCTTATGCTTGTTTTAGCGGTTTTTATCAACCGAAACATTCTTGGTTGCGTTCAACTTATCGGCAAAGCTGCTCATAGCCTCGGAAATGCGCCGTCTGCGCTCATCATCAAGGTTCGATGCGGGAAAATATGGGGGCGGACAATCTGGGCTTGAGGCTTCGACCAGGCTGCCAGCATAAACGCGAGACAATTCCCTAATCGTCTCAGTCTCAAAGCTGGACAGCGTAATCCCGCGATTGAATTGCCATGCCAGCAAATCCATTTCGTCGATGGCAACCGGGGATGACATCGCCATTGGCTTTGCAGGGCCGACATCAAACAAGATGCCGAGCAGATAAGCCCCAGCGGAAACATCTGGCAGGGAGCCACCAATTGTTTCGCGCCGAGGCTTCTTTGCCTTTTCGGGGATTGTATTAAGCCATGCCGTCTGCCTAACGTATAGCTTAAGACCCTCAATCGTCTCCGCGAAAAAAGTTTGCGCGATTGCTTACAAACTCCTGCGCTTGGTCTTTAATCCAAGCCCATTCGGTATAGACGTTTTTCACGTTATCCGCAGTTGGCTTCAGTTCCTTGCCGTCCAGCTTAAAGCCTGTCCAAGAGATTGTCAGCTTGGTCAGTTCGTCAATCAGGTCGGAATTAAGGCGCTCTGCGTCCAGTTCGGCAGCCTTTTTGCCCTTAGACATCCGATTAAGGATAGCTTGCTGCTTGGATAGCTGCATTTTGCGGTAAACTGCGCTGTCGTGTCCCAAGAGGATGATGGTCATGCCATCAATCGGCTCTTCTGTTTCGGGATGCACAATCTGCAAAACAGCGCCTTCATCAGCCTTAACAGGCTTAAGGTCATTCAAGTCCATTAGAAACTATCCTTCTAATCTATCCGGCAAGTTGGTCTTGGGTGGACGGGCCGGATAGTGAACCGCCCACCCAAGCTGTTTAGCCTTAAGCGGCAACCTTCACAATGCTGTTATCAATTTCCAGCGTAACTTCTGCCATCGTGATGGCGTCAGCGTTGCCGACATTGACCTTATAGGACATGACTTGCGCGGTGAAATACTGCGTTTCGCCATTAACCAGAACAACCTTGACCGACACCTGTGCGTCAGTGCCAGCGGCAGCCTCGGCGGCATCCTGCAAGACTGTCTGACCCGTGTCGTCGTCAGACACAGCCATCGTCAGAGCAACCGAGCCATAGTTCAGCGAACCACGGCGCTTGGCAACAATGCCCGTCTTAAGCGGGGTGTGCGTGGCAAGGGCAGCTTCTGCGCCAAAGGCGGGAAGTTCGGCCAATTCGCCGCAGAGCGACCAAGTAAGGGCTTCAAAGCCAGCCTCATTGTAAGTTGCGGGCGCGTTAGCAGAAACCGAAACGCCAGTGCCAACCGAGGAAACAACGTCAGACATGATAATAACTCCTGTTCATGAACAGCCAAAAGGCTTGCCCCGTTTAACACAGCGATAAATCGGTGTCTAATTTAGCGCAGTTCCCGTTGGATGCGGTCAACAGTGATGCGAACCATCCCTCGAGGCGCTTTCTTTGACCACCCCTCAAATTCCAAACGATAAATGTAAGGCAGATTGTTGCTTACCCAAAAGATGTTGCCCGGCGCCTTTTTGATGTCAGATTGCGCCCTAGCAATGGCGCGTCTTCCGCTTGGGTCTGTGTCTGTCGTGGTTTGATTGCTTGGGCTGCCAATGTTGGTAAACCAATTATTGATGGCTTGGCCTGTATCAACTGGCGTTTCGTAAACGATGCCAGACACCAAATTTAAGCAGATTATCTGCACCTTTTGGTCGACATTCTTCTTTGTCTTTTCGATGAAGTTGGTCAAATCCAACTTAAACGTGTTCATGCGAATGCCCGATATGTCACCGAGACAGGCACAACCCATCTGTCACCGCTGGTAAACGCAGCGCCTTGCGATGTGCGTAGAATAATTACTGTCACGCCATCATAGGTTAATTGGGAAGCCTTTGGGAAAGCGTCAGCCACATCCTTCGCCACCGCTAGGCCATCGCCCTTAGTGCCGCCTAGAGGCGCATAGACAAGAACCTGATATATCCCGCCAAATTCATCGCTAGATGACCCAGAGACGCCCACAGACAGCGTGGGGCCGGGCAAAATGGCTTCTGCGACATAAGTCGTGCCAGCGGTTGGCGTGAATGGCGCATTTTCCCATTGGGTCGGCAAATCCAGCGTGTTTAGCTGCGTTGCAAGGGCTGCGGCGATTGCTTGATTACTCATCCTCAAAAACCTCTGCGACCTGCATATCAACGGCGACTTTTGTGCCGTCATCCTTCTTTATCACATAAGCTATCACGCGACCATTGCCGCCAAGCAAAATGCTATCAAGCGTCCCGACTTCCCAGACTGCCGGAAACCAAACCTTTGCTCCGACAGGAATATCCATCAGTTCGCCCGCAATTGGCAGATATAGATAACATCCTCGCCAGATTTGCGGATGGCTTGCACATCCATGACCCGATAAGTTGTGCTATCAACAAGCGCCGTGCAGCCGCGCTCTGGGCGCTGCGCAATGATTTCGAGGATTAGGCGGATGTCGTTGGCTTGGATTACTGACCCGTCAATATCCGCCGAAAAGTATTTTCCAGCATATCCCTTGGCTGTGTAGCTAGTGCCAGCACTAGGGGTGACAGGCTCACCAGTGATAGGGTCAAAACCAGCAGTCCCAGCGAAAGTAATCGTGACCGCTTCACCAAATTTGTCCAGCAGCTTGGCTGCTTGCGCTGCGGTCTGTCCCATTACGTCCGCACCACCCGTGCTTGCGTGAATGCGCCATCGCTTGTGCTGGACGAAAGATAGGGCAAGACCAGGCGATTGACTGCCGGATAACGGGCCGAAAGGCTGCCGAATTCGGCATAAGTCGTCTCAATAACGTCAACCTTTTCGCGGATGACTTGCTGACCAAGGTCGGCAATCAAATCCTCTCCCGCACTGGCTCTGATAGCCATTTCCATGCAAGCGCGGGCAACCGCTGTCGGGACAATGTTTGCAGCAACAGGGAAGTTATCAACGACAACCTCTAAACGAGGCCATGAAAGGGCTTGGGTCGATAAGACGCGAAAGCCCTTCCAAGATTGCCGATATGTCTGCTCAAGATAGTCAGTTGCCTTAACAAGCGCCTGTTCCTTGGCAGTTGTGGTCAATGCAGCCCAACTTGCTTCGCCTCGGTCGGCAAAATAGCTGTCTGCGGATGCAACAGACGCATAGCTGTTAGAATTACTCAGGCCAGCGCCTGTTTCGACCACAAAAGCCATGATTTATTCCTCCGAGGATGTCTCGGCCTTATCGCTTATTTGAGCCTCTGGCGCAACCTTAGCGGGGCGTCCACGCTTAGGCGCTTCTGGGGCTTGCTCTGCAACAGCCGGGGCTTCCTCTGGTGCTGCCTCAATAGGCGCAGCTTCGACAGGGGCTTCGACCACAGGCTTAGGCTTTTCGCCTTCTGGCGCGAAACGTGCGTCAACAATGGCATAACCTTGGGCCAGAAGTTCAGCTTTGCGCTCTGGGCTTACAGGGTGCGGCTCATAAATGATTGTTCGTGCCATATCTCAAATCCTTCAAAGGTTTGGGCCGCGCCAGCCGGGAAACCCCCAACCCAAAGCGCGGCCCACCCCCATTAACCTCAGGCTTCGCCGAGGATAACAACGCCAGCCGTGTCCTTGATGCTGGTGACGCACTTGTCCCAGTTGGAACCAGTTGCCAGTTCAGCATCCGTGGGCGACTTGCCGCCGTTGGTTGCATCCCAAGAATAGCCCTTGAGGC